GGGCGAACTCACGATGACCAATCCGATGTTCAACTGGCGCTTCGAAGACAGTAACCCGGCCGCCTAAATACAGCTAGGCAGTCGAACCTTGCCGGCAGCTCCCATCCCGGTGCTGCCGGCTCTTTAACGGAGAAGACGCATGGCCCTAGGAGCCCGGGCGGCAGGTATCACGCCGTTTTTCAAGACGTTGCCATTCAAGGATGAGCGCAAGAGCATCGAGGCAGGCAGGCCGATCTTCGTGGATGTCGAGGTGTGCGAGATCCGCTTCGCCGGGTCGAAGGACTGCGGCGTCTATCGCAGCCACACCTACTCGCACTGGGAAGTAGACGAGGAAACCGGCGAGCAGGTCCACCTGACCTATGCGGAGCGCTGGCCGCGCCAGTATGCGCAGTTCAAGGAAAAGCAGCACCAGACCAAGTCGGGGACGCCGCTTGATTACGTCCCGTTCCTGTCGGACGCCAAGCGCATGGAGCTGCGCGCCTACAACATCTACACGATCGAGGCCTTGGCTGAGCTTGATGGCCAGAACCTGAAGAACCTCGGCATCGGCGGCCGTGACCTGAAGAACAAGGCCATAGAGTATCTGGCCAGCTCCTCTCACGACGCCACGATCATGCGTCAGCAGCAGCAGATCGAGGCCCTGATCAGTCAGGTCCAGCTCCTGCAGGAGGACCGCAAGCTGCTCACCAACGGCATTGCGGCTATGACCGAAGCCGTCCCGACGCCTCCGGAGCCTGAAGGCGAGACGCCAGAGGAGGCGGAAGACGACGGCGAGGGCGACGACGAGCGTGTCGTTGCCGCGGGCCGCGACACGCCCGGCGAGTTGATCGGCATGTCGCGCGACGAGATCAAGGCCTTCATCGCGGAGAAGACCGGGAAGCGCCCGGTCGGCAATCCTTCGATGCGTAATCTGGTGCGGATCGCGCAGGAGCTTGGCAGATGACAGTCCAGTCGGTCATCCGGGAGGTCTGCTCTTTCGTCGGGGTGCGCTCGCCGCAAGGCAGCGTGTTCCTGTCTCCCTTCGTTGACCGGACGGCTTGGGAATTCGTCCAACTCGCGAACGAAATGGCACAGCGCATCGCCTACGACACGCGCGATTGGCAAGCGCTGCGCAAGCGCTGCCAGTTCTTCGGCACTGACCAGAACCCGGATCCCAATGTTGTCGATCTGAAGCCGTCCTTCGCCTTGCCGGCGGACTATCACCGCATGCTGCTGACGGCTCAGGTGTGGCGCTCGTCCAACACGAGCGCTCCGATGTCATTCATATCGGACCCTGACGAGTGGCTGCGAAGGGAGCTACAGGGTAGCACTCCACCGATCGGGGAGTGGATCATCGAGAACGAAGAGATGCAAATTCGTCCCGGATTGACTGCGCCTGTTCCGGCCGTTCCTCCCGACCCCCTTGCCGTTCCTCCGGTAGTTGGATCGGCTGCGGTGCCGGCGGAAACGGCAACGTTTTATTACATGCGCAACACTCCGGTGCGCCTCACCTCTGGTGGCTTCGGCAAGGAATTCCTGAACGACGCAGACACCTTCGTGCTACCTGAGCGCCTGCTCAAGCTTGCGATGATCTGGCAGTGGAAGTGCAACAAGGGCGCGACCTACGCCGAAGATCTCGCCAACTACGAGGATGCACTGCACCGGGTTGCCGGTGCAGACAAGCCCTCTCCGATCATGATCGGGAGCCAGCCGATCTCTTCTGAGGCCAACATCGCATATTATGGCCAGACACCTCCGGGCAGCACTTTCGTTGGTCCCGGACCATGACCAGATCCCTGCCGCACTACCGAGAATTCCGGCGCTTTGCGGCGCCGTCTCAGGTTGCGCAGCAACTCCTCCCCAAGACGGTGCCTGCGCCGACGCGCGGGCTGATCCTGAACGAGAACCCTGCCTTCATGCAGCCTGCCGCTGCGCTGGTTCTCGACAACTGGTTCGTGACAGAGAACACCATCAAGCTGCGTGGCGGCACGCAGACGTGGTGCTCGCTGCCCGAGGCGGTGCCGGTGCGATCGCTGTTCAACTACGTGACCGGCACAGTGCGCAAGCTGTTCGCGTCCAACTCCAACAAGCTCTACGACGTGACCGGCGCGACTGCCGTGAACGTTACCGGTATCACCATCACGGACGGGAATTTTTCGACTGCGCAGATGGCCAACGCCGGTGGCTACTGGCTGATCGCCTGCAACGACAGCGGCAACTACGTGCTGCGCTTTGATGGCGTCAGCTGGGTGCAACTGACCGACACCTACGTCCCGGCTGCTGGCCTGCCGGGCAAGATCACGGCTCATCCTCCGGGAGATCCCTCTGGCACGCAAACGACCAAGCTCAGCCTGACGCAGGTCTGGAAGTATCGGCGCCGCCTGTTCTTCATTCAGGGCGGCACCATGGATGCTTGGTATCTGGACATCGACGCCGTCGGCGGAGCCTTGAAGCAGATCCCGCTGTCGGGAGCCTTCACTAAGGGTGGCTCCCTGCTGTTTGGGTGCGCGTGGTCGGTTTCAGCCGGCGACGGCATCGACGACAAGTGCATCTTCGTCACGACGGAAGGCGAGATCGCAGTCTTCACCGGGACCAACCCCGGAGACGCGCAGAACTGGAAGCAGCAGGGCCGCTACCAGATGTCGCCGACAATGGGGAAAAACTCGTGGCTCAACATTGGCGGCGACGTCCTGATCATCACGGCGGACGGCTTGGTGCCACTCAGTCAAACGCTCACCAAAGACATAACGGCGCTCGAATTCTCGGCACTCACCCGCAGCATTCACCCGTCATGGGACGCGGAGATCCTCGACAAGAACGACCGCCCGTGGAGCATGTGCAAATGGGACGAATACGGCGCCTTGTTCGTCACGTTGCCCGGTGGCTTGCCCGGTGACTGGCGCTGCTTCGTCGCCAACACGGTGACTGGAGCTTGGAGCAGGTTCACGGGATGGGACGCGCTGCAATTCTGCACCCTCTCCAGCAACATGTACTTCGGAACACAGGACGGCCGCGTCGTGCAGGCGGACGTGCTTGGCAAGGACTACAGCCTGACGCGACCTCCTGACATGCCCCCAAGCGCCAGTGATCCGGCGTGGCAGCTTTCGCATTTGTACAACGTTCTGGAGGCAAGGGTCCGTGACACCGTCGACGGCTCGGTCTGGAAGGTAGCCGTCAGTCACACCAGTCCAGCAACGGGGACGTTTGCTGCCGCGCGGGCGGCAAGCCCAACCTTTTGGACGGCTATATCCGTGGAGGGCGACGGGGCCTACCCGAAGCGCACCTACACCGGCATCTACGTCAACGGATGGGAGGTCTTTGGATCTCCACCAAACCAGTTCACGCTGCGACAGGCGCGCTGCTCTTTCAGCACGCGAGCGAGCGAAGAGTTCATCCTGTACATGGCCTGCTCGGTCAACTACCAGATCTACATCCCTCCGCCTCCGCCAGCTGGTGCCGGCATCCGCCCTGCGGAAGTATGGGACGAAGGCCTGTGGGGCGGCGGCGTGACCCCGCCACCAGTGCCGCCTACCTCCGAGCCGAACGAGCCGGGTCGCGCGCGCTGGGACCAGCCCGGTCTTTCGGTGCCGCCCGCGCGCACTACGGAATGGGTGTCGATCGGCGAGACGGGGTGGTCGCACGCCCCTACCGTCATGGTGTCGGTGTTTCAGGACGTGAGGCCTGATGTCGAGCTGCTCGGTATCAGCATGCTAGCCGAGAAGGCGGGCGTTGCAGTCTAGGGGTTCGACATGGCCTTGCTCTATCCGGAAACGTCACCGACAGCGCCCGTCTCGCGCGACGACATCGCACGCCTCATGACGCTGCAAGCGATGGGTGTTTCGAACGGCCAGCCCGGGGATACTTCCTCGCCTGATCTCGGGGCGCTCATGGGGTCGGGCGTGCCGGGCTTCAACGACGGCCAGCCCTCTCCGAGCCCGGGCAGCACGCCGGGAATGCCGGGGGCGTTGAATGCTCCTTCCGCGTCCTTTGACCCGAGTGGGTCGACCATGACGACGGCGAATGCGGCCATGGTCGGTGCTGATGTCGGGGAAACCGGGGCCACGCATGCAAGTGGATTTGGTCGCTCCGGTGATAACTCGTCACAGACGTCTCAGGACAAGCAGGCTGCGGATGGAGCAGCGCTTGCACAAGCCGCCCTCGGTCGCTCAGCTGCAGACTTCGTCGGTCCTCTTGAAGCGGACGCTGCGCCAAGCGGCTGGGGTAGCGCAGCAGATCGCTCAGCAGCGCCCGGCGGCGGCTTTACTGGTTTCGGGGCGCCTGCAGCCGGCAGCGGCGCCATCGGCGTGCCCGGTGCTTTCGGCGGCTACACGGCTACGCCTGCGGCGGCGGCTTTTGCGCCTGATTTCAATGTAGCCGGGGACCGCTCCATGGCCGTCACTGCGCCTGCCGCGCCTGCTATTTCACCTGATGCCGATGTGCCGGGGGCGCCGGGTTGGGGGGATCACTTCGGTGTTCTCACCGAAGGTGATATGGCGGCGATCAACGAAGGGCTTAGCCAATCGTTTTCTGGTTGGGGTGGCGCTGTTCCCGGCAGTGCTCAGCCGGATGGCGCCGCGCAGCCGGGTGGCTCGCAGCAAGGCGGCTTCACCGGCGGCGGCGCGCAGGCGGGCGGCGCGCAGACAGGCGGCCCCGGATACGGCGGCACCGGCGGCTATGGCGACTTCGGTGGCGGCTTCGGCGCCACTGGCGGCTATTCCGGATCTGCCGACATGGGCAACACGACAGGCGCCGCGGGCTTCACGAGTGGTGACGGAGCTGTCGGCGGCTTTGGAGGTGACGGCGTCGGGGGTGCTGACGGAGCTGGCGGGGATGGTGG